AATCGACAAGTATATGGGTGATTGTATTATGAGTTTTTGGAATGCACCTTTAGATTGTCCCGACCATGCCGAGATGGCAGTCAAGTCTGCAGAAGAAATATTAATCGCAACCAAGGAACTTAATGAAGAACTCAAACCACTCGGCCTCCCTCCTATCAATGTGGGTATTGGCATTAACACTGGTGAGTGTATCGTTGGAAACATGGGGTCAGAACTTAGATTTGACTATTCCGTCATTGGAGATGCCGTCAACCTTGGTGCTAGACTCGAAGGACAAACAAGAAATTATGATGGGGTGGACGTGTTGTTGGGACAAGAAACATATCTCCAGTGTCCAAACAGAACATTCACTAAAGTCGATTCAATTACAGTTAAAGGAAAATCAGAACCAGTCGTGGTTTACACTATCTGAACAACCTAGTAATCTTCAGTGGACTGCATTTATAACACTTCAACTTGCAGATATCTATACCACATATCGTGGTCTCAAATATGATTGTGTCAAAGAACTAAATCCTTTCCTTGGTGAATCACCTTCAGTTCCACAAATGTTTGCATTTAAGACTGCAGTTCTCATGCCTGCTATAAATTCAGATATTAAAAATGAGAGATTAACACCACAATTATTCAATCAGATGAACTTCTTAATGTCTATGGTGATTGCAAGTAATTATCATATATTAAGTGATGCAAAAGAAAGATGCAGAAAATTATAAAAACCCCTTGAAATTTCAAAAAAAGTCCTTATAATAGTAGTATGGTGTTATAAATACCATTGTGATGCCCATTAGGGGTCACATAACAATAACTTGCTTAATAAAGGAGAAAACTATGACTATCTATGACGATGTCTTCGGGAAATCATTCCCATTCGCAATCGGGTTCGACACAGAACTCTTCAACTACTAGAACGTGCAAACGCACCTTCTAATACTAACTATCCACCTTACAATATTGTAAAACACGATGCAGAAAATTTCAGTATCGAAATGGCAGTGGCTGGATTTGATAAGAAGGAAATATCTATTTCTAAAGAAAAGGAACTTCTTACCATTGAAGGAAAAATTGATAAGGAAGATGAACTGGAATATGTTCATAGAGGATTAGCAACACGTTCATTCAAAAGAACATTTACACTTGCAGACGATATTGAAGTCAAAGGTGCAGATATGAAGAATGGTGTTCTAAGTGTTAGTTTGGAGAGATTAATCCCCGAAGAAGACAAACCTCAAGAAATCAATATTTCTTAAAAAACCCCTTTACGATACACCTGTTATATTGTATAATAGGTGTATCTTTATATAAAGGAGATTATTATGATAAATGTAGGAGATACACTTCCGAGTGTTAACTTACCAGTGAGAGTTGAAGGGGAGTTTAAAACATTAAACACAACTGAACAATTCGCAGGGAAAAGAGTAGTGATATTTGCACTGCCTGGAGCATTCACACCAACATGTTCAACTTACCAATTACCTGGCTTTGACGAGAAATTTTCAGAGTTTAATGAGAAAGGTGTAGAACAAGTTTACTGTTTATCAGTAAATGATACATTCGTAATGAATGCATGGTTTGAATCCCAAAATATTCAGAATGTTTATCCGTTGCCTGATGGTAATGGTGAGTTTACTGAATTACTTGGTGCTTCAGTAGCAAAGGCAAATGTAGGATTTGGAATAAGGTCTTGGAGATATGCAATCGTTGTAAACGATAATGTTGTTGAAAAGGTCTTTACAGAAGAAGGACAATCTGATAATATAGATTCAGACCCTTATGAAGTATCAACGCCAGAAAATGTCCTTGCAAACATCTAAACTCTATTCGGTTCTTAAAGAACACTCAAATGAAGTAGGATTGCCTATAATGGATAATCCTACTTTTGAGTCTATTACTAACGAATATGGTAAAGAACATTTTCGTGAAGTCTTATCAGAATACATTGCAACTGAAAGACCTCCATTCCCATTTAAAGATATATCAAAAGAAAAAATGAGAAAAACATTTCTCGCACTTAGGGATTCAGACCCATATAAAAGTATGACTGCAAAGAAAGACTTGCAGAAAGAGGTGTTAGAAAAATATGACGATTACAAATACAATTTTCAAGAATACGGATTAGGTTTTATAGATGCACCTTCTGTATATAATGATGCATCTAATTACTTTCACCAAGACTTAAGACTTGCATGTGGAAGTTATGGTTTTAAATCACCAGTAGAAGTTTGGACTGAAGGAACTGCAAAACAAATATGGAGTTGTTTCGGGCCTATGTGGAGAGGAATCAATGGTGTAAAGAAAGTAGAGATAGAAGGTAAAGAAGAACTAAGAGGTGGACAACTTAATGAAAAAAGTTATATCTCTGCATTCAGATTAGGAACCTATATTGCAACTCAATTTAAACCCAATGTTGCAAGAACAATCTATTCAATGACTAATGCAAATACAGTTTTAGATACTTCATGTGGTTGGGGAGATAGACTATGTGGTTTTTATACATCTAATGCAAATCATTATGTTGGTTGTGACCCGAACCCAAACACATTTGAAAGATACAAAAAACAATGTATAGAATATGAAAAAATTCTTACAGGAAAAACACCCAATATATTAGAACAAGATGATTACTTTTCTTGCATAGGTTCAAAGAAAGTTGAGATATATAGATGTGGTGCAGAAGATTTACCATATGATAAATTACCACCTATAGATTGTTCATTTACTTCCCCACCATATTTTTCAACAGAAAGATATAATGAAGGTGGAGAACATTCAGAAGACCAATCATGGTCAAAGTTTAATGAGTATGACCAGTGGAGAGATGATTTTTATTTACCAGTATCACAAAAGTCATTTGATGCACTTAGTGATAAAGGTGTAGTGTTAGTAAATATACTAGACCCTAAGATACATGGAACTAGATATAGGTCGGGAGACGAACTTTGTGATATGTTAAGAAATAATTTCTTAGGTCAACTTGGTATGAGAATCATGCAAAGACCACAAGGTAAGGCAGTATTCAAAGACGAAGATGGAAACTTTGATAAAGAGGCCATGGACGAATTTATGAATAAACTCTACATGGAAAATGTTTGGTGTTTTAGTAAAGACACTTCAATAGATTTATTTGAAAGTGTAAAGGTAAGTACACTTGAGAGTTTCTTTTGAAACAATTAGATATCCATTTATCCACTCAACTTATCAATCCTATAAAAGAGTGGTGTGAAAACAATACAGACTTTGCACCAGTAGTGACCAAGTTTAATAAACAAGGACAATGGACTGCAATATCTCTCAAAGGATATAGTAGTGACCCAAACCAAATAGGAAAAGGTGGTGTATTAGGGACAACAGGTGTAGACGAATTACAAACTACACCCTTATATGACCTACTAAATATAGATAAGATATTAGAATATATTCCTGCAGAGACTGAAAGAGTCAGACTCATGAAGTTAAAGGCAGGGACTAAGATATCTAAACACACTGATAAAGTGGATAAGGATATTAAAAGTGGTAAGGTAGTAAGACTACACATACCTATAATTACAAATGAAGATATAACTATGAAGACATGGTTGACTGAAGGATTAGTCGACTTTAAGATGTCAGAAGGTGAATGTTGGTGGTTAGATGTTTCAAGACCACATGCAGTAGAAAACAACTCTGATATAGATAGAGTACACTTAGTTATTGATGTATATAATAATGAGAACATAAATGTATAAAGTACAGGAATCAGATTTCGATACTATTTGGGATATATTCCAAGGTGCAAAGGAGTGGTTTCCTCATGTAAGAAAATCTCATTGTAGAGTTAGAATATCTAGAAGTCAAATGATTCTAGAAGACGGTGTTCTTATCACATATCATAAAAATAAATCAAATAGAAAAATAGGATTTGACACTGATGTAAAAGTAGAAGGTGGCTGTCATATTTTACATCAAATAGTAAATTCAAAAATTGGTAATGGAAGTGCAGAGAAAGTTATAAAAAGATTCTTTGACTATGTAGATACTAATGTGTATCTTACAGTTCGTGCAGACAACATTCCTGCAAATAAGTTCTATAAAAGAATTGGAATGGAAGATGTTGGATACATAAACTGGTCTAAAGGTGAAATGAAAGGTACGGTTTGGAAACATGTTATTCGGTAGTTTATATAGAGTGGTGGAGAATCCACATGAAAATGATGCAGGGATTGAAATTCTCGAAGGAGAGTATGAAGGATTGGTATACCAATACGGAAAGGTTCAGTTTGTTGAGGGTAAGAACCATTTAAACTTTCAGAGAACAATAAGACGGGTTCCTAAAAAAGGTGGGACTGTAGAAGAACTAAATAATAACGAAGAATTGGAACAGATTATGGGTGATATATTAGTTGAACTCATAGACGAACAAAGGAAAAAAGAGAATGAACAAAGAGATACTAAAGGAACAGATTAAAAGACATGAGGGAGAAGTCCTCGAAGTTTATGCAGATTCACTTGGATATTTAACACTAGGTGTTGGACATCTAATTAAAGAAGGTGATGCAGAACATGGTCAACCTGCTGGAACTCCAGTGAGTCAAGAAGTAGTAGATACATACTATGAATCCGACTTTGACAAACATGTAGAAGAAACTATTCATGTATTTGAATCAAAAGGTGGAGAAGATTTCTATGCATTACCCGAAGACATTCAACATGTTCTAATCAACATGACATTCAACTTAGGTGGAACAAGATTCAGTAAGTTTAATAACATGTGGAAAGGTGTTGTTGCATGTGACTGGGAAAAGGTTGCAATTGAAATGGAAGACTCCAAGTGGTTTGGACAAGTTGGTAGAAGGTCGATAGAACTACAGGAACTTGTCAGAAATGTTAAATAAAGATATACGTGCAGTAAAACTAATTGGTGGAGAAATCGTAATAGGTTTCTGTACTGAAAAAAAGTTAGGTGGTAAACTTCTTATAGAAGAAGCACAAGAATGTTTAGTTCAAATAATTGACGGTAAAATGGAAGTAGAACTTGCACCATGGCTACCATTTGCAATGGAGTATAACTTTGAAATAAGTAAGAGTTCAATCATAACGGTTTTCAAAGTAAGACCTAATTTAGAAATTAACTATAAGAAAAATACAGGTAATAAGTAATGGGAAGAGAAACACTATTAAAAGCATTAATGAGTCAATACCAAGGTGAAATGGATATCGCAATGGCAAACATTCATGTTTACCAAAATAATCCTGTAGGTATTGGTGAACACCCTGATGTCGCAGAAGCACTAGATACTCAAATCGAAAGATACGCAAACGCAAAAGAAAAATATGACGCAGTTGGTGACATATTAGGTATCCAAAATGACGGTAAAACCACATTGACAGAATAGTCCAATTGTAGTATAATTACTACATGGATTTCTATACAAATGTCTGCCGAACCCGTGACAAAATTCTAATCACTGGGTATCAAGGAAACAAAAAACAAAAACTATCGGTCTCATACAGACCAAAACATTTCGTACCTTCAAAGAAAGGTGACACTGCACATAGGTCATTAGACGGAAGACCACTTGAAGTTGTTGAACTCAACTCAATGGGTGGTGCAAGAAAGTTTAGAGAACAGTATGCAGGAACCCAAGGGTTTGAGATTCATGGATATGACCGATATATCTATACCTATATTGCAGATAAGTGGCCAACAGAAGTTGAATGGGACTACAACAAAGTTAAAATTGCAACACTTGACATTGAGTGTGAATCAGAAAATGGATTTCCCGAACCTTCCCTTGCACAAGAGAAAGTCAATGCAATAACAGTAAAACCATTTAGACACAATTCACACACATTTGGTATTGGTCGTTGGGACGAGTGTCCTAGTAATGTTGTTTACTATGAATGTAAAGACGAGGCACACTTACTAGAAGAGTTTATAAAACACTGGAGAAAGGCCTCTTACGATATCATTACAGGTTGGAATGTAGATTCATTTGATATCACTTATCTCTGTAATCGTATTGATAGATTATTTGGAGAAGACCAACACAAAAGATTATCTCCATGGAACATGTCTGATGTCAGAGAATACACTACACAAGGATATCAAAAGAATCAACAGTACACTTTATATGGAATCAATGTTATTGATTATATGGCAATGTACAAACAGAGAACCTTTGTCAATCAAGAATCGTATTCACTAAATCATATTTCACATGTTGAATTGGGTTCTGCAAAGTTAGACTATTCAGAACATGGTTCATTGCATGGATTGTATAAGAATGATTACTCTAAGTATCTTGCATATAATGTACAGGACGTTGTTCTCGTAGAAGAACTAGAGGAGAAACTTGGACTTATGGAATTGACCATGACCATGGCTTACGATGCAAAGTGTAATTACTCTGATACTTTTGGAATGGTAAAATATTGGGAAACTATTATATACAACTTCCTTAAGAAACAGAATATTCAAACACCACCACAAAGACTTAAACAACAGACTAAAACCCATTCTATTGTTGGTGCATATGTAAAGGAACCTCTCGTAGGTAAACATGATTGGGTTATGTCATTTGACTTGAACTCACTTTATCCACATTTAATTATGCAGTTCAATATCTCACCCGAGACAATGATTAAAGGTGGTGCAAGAATGGACGTTGACATTCAAAAAATGTTAGACGGAGAGTCAGAGTTATCTTCATTGAAAAAGACTAACAGAACAGTTGCACCTAATGGAGTAATGTTTAGTAGAGAGAAACAAGGATTCCTTCCTGAACTTATGGAAACATTCTATGACGAACGTAAGATGTGGAAGAAGAAGATGATTGCATATCAACAAGAGAAAGAAGTTTGTAAAGAACCTAAACGAAAGAAAGAATTAGAGAGTCTTATCAAACGTGCATACAACAATCAACAGGTTAGAAAGATTGCACTTAACTCTGCATATGGGGCTCTTGCAAATCAATACTTTGCATTCTTTGACCCTAACCTTGCAGAAGGTATTACTATGTCGGGTCAGTATGTTATTAAGACTGCAGAAAAAACAATAAACAATTGGATGAACAATGTCCTTAAAACAGAAGAAGAAGATTATGTTATTGCAATGGATACAGATTCAGTTTACATAACTTTTGATAAACTAGTGTCACAAGTGTTTCCCGAAGACACCGACAAAGACAAAATTATAAACTTCCTTGACACTATCGGAAGAGATAAAGTTGAGAATGTTTTATCAAAAGGGTATGACGAACTTGCAGAATACACTAACGCATTCCAACAGAAGATGGAAATGGGTCGTGAAGTAATTGCAGACAGAGGTATTTGGACTGCAAAGAAAAGATATATTCTAAATGTATTTGATTCTGAAGGTGTAAGATATGAAACACCTAAACTTAAAATGATGGGTATTGAGACTGCAAAGTCTTCTACACCACAATGGGTCAGACAGAAACTTACAGACGCATTCAAAGTTGTTATGAATGGAACTGAACAAGAACTATGGGAGTTCGTAGAGACTGCACGAAAGGATTTTAGAAACCTTCCAGTAGAACAAATGTCTTCACCAAGAGGTTGTAATAATCTTGAACAGTATTCAGACCCAAACCATATATACAGTAAAGGGACACCCATACATGTTAGAGGTGCTTTACTTTACAATTATCAACTTAAGAAACTAAACATAGATAAACGATATGAGAATATCCGAAGTGGAAACAAGATTCTCTTTACCTATCTTAAATTACCTAACAAGTTAAATGAGAATGTTATATCTTATTCAAATGTCTTGCCAAGAGAATTAGAATTACAGAACTATATTGATTACGACAAACAATTTGATAAATCATTTATAGAACCATTGACTGCAGTTATCAGTAAGATTGGTTGGAATACCGAACCAGTTGCAAGTCTAGATTCATTCTTCTAAATACAAGTATGAAAGCATTTGTTATTACAGTTGACCACCCAAAATCTCATGAGAGTGCTGATAAATGTATAGAGTCTTGTGCAAAACAAGGTATACATGTAGAGAAGTTTAATGCAATAACTCCTAAAGATAATCCTATGGATATCATAAGAGACATTACAGGTAATACTAAACCTATGATGTTTGATAGAGAACCATTTCCCGAGAGAGTTGCGGCCTGTTTTGCTTCTCAACTTACACTATGGGATAAGTGTTCAAAAGATGGTGAACCTTATCTCATATTAGAACATGACGCAGTATTAGAACTACCCTTCCCACATGACTTAGAGTTTGATAGGTGTATTACACTTGGTAGACCTAGTTGGGGTACTCATTTAGATTCACCACAAACTTTATCAAAAAAATATAACGAAGGTGTTAATAAATTGAAAAGTCATTGTTTTATTGGCAATCATGCGATATTAATAAAACCCGAAGGTGCAAGAGATATTATAGAAGTAGCAGGAACAAGACCATTGGAACCTGCAGATACCTTTCTTTCAAATCATTACTTCACATTTTTAGAAGAATATTTTCCATGGCCTTTTGTAGTTAGAGAAACATTTTCTATGATTCAAGGAGATGCAAGTGGAGAAGGTAAAGCAAATACACTTCATATAAAAAACAATATAGACTTATGGACATATGAGGTAATAGACCCCGATGAAAACATTCATAATAACGATTAAAGGACACCCTTTATCAGAAAAGGAATCTAGGGAGTGTATAGAATCTGCAAAAGGATTCTATAAACATGAGATAGAAGTCTTTGACGCAATCACACCTAAAGGTGGATATCATCATATTCTAGGTGACAGACAAAACATATTTAATAATTACCCTAGACCTGATAGAGTTGCGGCTTGTTTTGCATCACACTATCTATTATGGAAGAAGTGTATAGAACTAAATGAACCCATACTTATACTAGAACATGACGCAGAGTTTGTTAGTGAGTTTCCCGATATAGATTTTGATATGTGTTGTACATTTGGAGAACCCACATACTATAGACCCGAACACATAGATTTTGATACACCTAAGTTAGACGGATTGAATACACTTACAGATAGGAATTTTTTAGGACACCATGCATATGCAATGAAACCTGAAGCCGCAAAGATATTTGTAGAAGATTGTGACACTACCGTGTTAAGTCCTAATGATTTATGGATGACAAAGGAAAGATATCCATGGTTGCAAGAGTATAGACCATTTCCAATAACTGCAAAGAAGAGTGCTTCTACAGTTCAAGATTATGTAGAAGTGGATATGAGTGTCTATGTGTCTGCAGATGATTTTCATTTTACAAACGGAACACAAGAACAAAGAGATTTTTTAAACAAATATTATTCTCGTGCTAAGATAGGACAAGATTGGGCATTTGACCAAGTAGAAATATAAATATTAATATGATTGAAGTCACCGATAACGCAATACAACAACTTATTAAAAAAGATGTTAAGTTTATAAGACTTGGGGTCACTGGTGGTGGTTGTGCAGGGTATGAATACTTCATAGAAGACACTTCAGACTTTATTAACATATCAGATAAACTTGTAAGTTTTGGAAAGTTTACTGTAGTGTTAGACGAAATGTCAGTTCCTTACTTAGAAGGGTCAACACTAGATTGGGTCAACGAAGGACTAAATGAATTTTTCAAAATTATAAACCCAAAGGAAGAATCAGTTTGTGGTTGTGGTGTTTCAGTGCAATTTAAAACTGTATAAATAATACTATGTACGAATATAAAGTTAAAGTAGTGAAAGTTGTCGATGG